TCGAGTTCCGCTGAGAGTGCCATAGTTTCATCCTGTTCTCACCATTGTTAGACAGCTCCCCAGCCGTCATGTCCAACGTTGGACATTACCCCATCGGTGGAACCTGTCCGCCTGCGCCCGGAGGCGGAGGTGGTGGTCCCGCGGTGCCAGCCTCAACTGGAGGCGCAGCGCCACCCGGAGCAGAGCTGACGGCAGCTACTCCTGTATCTAAAATACTCTGAGCTTTCTGCGCAAACGGCGCGAAAACAGGTTCCGCGCCAGCAATCTGCTCAAGCACTTTCTTTACCGCATCCACCTGAGCCATCAGAAATCCATGAGGATTTGGGGCTCCAGGCTGGGGTCCAGCAGCTGAGTTCTTGCGCGCGATAGCGCCCAATCCCCCAACTTCAGACGGACCCTCGGGTGGCATGCCCATTTGACTCTGAATGTCTGGGGATGGCAGAGGTGGTCTGTCCATTCCCATCATTGGCATTAGTACTTCCCTTTCTTCCCGGGTTCAGTCTTCTGGTTTACACTAGAAGGCTCTCCCGCAAGCGGTGCAAATGTCGCCGGACTCTGAATCCCGGCTGGCTGGGATTTGTCCCCATGCCCCTCATAATCCTGACCTTCCAAGATTACGTTTCCTTTGTCTTTCTTTGCTTCTGCCATGGTTTACTCCTAAAAGTTGAAATTTTTACTTCGTTAACGCCTACCACTAGATCTAGTTCGACTGCGTCCCTTTTTCCTGTTCTTGGACTGGCCAGATTCGCTAAGAGCGATCGCTATCGCCTGCTTCCGATTGGTCACCTCGGGTCCTGTTTTGGATCCAGAATGAAGAGTGCCCCTCTTAAACTTATCCATTTCCTCTTTGACCCTACCGCGCTTGGCTTCTTTGGATGCATTCGGTCCCAACTTTGGCATTATCTCCTCCCCGTTTTTCGGGTCGTAGCACGCTTGCCCGCGCGCGAGACCTTCCTGGGTTCGGGAGTTATGTCGTCGGCATCATTATCATCAAGTTCTGCAGCTGCCCTAATATGCTGCATAGCTCTGCCGTGTCTAGACTTATCCTGTTTTAGCGTAGCATAACGCATGATATCGTGTGCGTCATCCCGTGCCTGCCAAATAAGGTCGGACACCGGTTGAGCCGGTGAATCGACCTGCAACTTAGCTTTCTTCGCCATACTTCCTCACATTTCGGTCTCGCCATCCTGTTTCCGGTGAGTTAAAGAAACAGGACAGCGAGACCTTGGGGAGTTGCCGTCTTGCCCACAAAGTGGGCTGACATTATTATACACCAGATTTGTCAAGTTCCTGTTTTAAAACTCTTCGTAGAAGACGTTTACAACATCTGCGTTGGTGCCAATCACATATATGTGGCTAAGGTCGATGTTGTTTCCTACCCCAGCAGCCTTAAGCGTGATAACATCAATCTGCGCATTCGCCACCGGTTTAACCAGCTCTATCCCACCACCAGCCGCCACCGTAGAGTCTCCAACGGTGACCAGTGCGGCATTATTCCTTGCCGCTTGTATAAGGACCTGGGAGCACCTAGTGTTTGTGGCAGTAAGCTGTTGAGCAGCGGCTCCTGCTAGAGTTTTCTTCAAAAGTTTAAATGCCATACATTCTCCTGTTATGTCCAGTTAGACTAGCACACGCTCAAAGACAACTGACCGGCACAATTCATTTGTCCGGTGGTGCCGTTAGCACACCATATTTGTGGAAAAACTGGGCAGTCTGGCAAGGTATAGTTTGGGATATGGACAGGAAGCGGCGACCAGTGCCACGACCATCCATCGTGTATATGCACCTCACGTATCGTTTCCTTCCCCAATAGCTCGTCCAGCGCGTTCTTCAGTTTGCGTGCTTCGTCAATCGTAAGATCGATCTCACGCTTGCCAATGCACAGTTTTACGGACTTGATTTCTACTCCCTTTTCCATATTAACTCCTTATCTTATTTGCTTTCCATCCGGGCCCAGCAGAACAGGGGGCCGGGCCTCCGAGTCCTGTTTTATATCGCCAATCGGGCGTTGCACCGCTACATCTGAATAACAACCATTACAACGAAACACCAGTCGCCCATCCTGGCTCTTTTCCTTGGCAGCGTATACGCACGCTGAGTTACGCTTGTTGCATAATGGACAGTTAAAAATTGTGTAATCTGATCCGGGCTGTCTCTCTTTCGCCCTCATACGGGTACGACTAAAGATCTTGCGCGCTCCCGGGATACTGATAACTTCTTTGACTGTCTTGGTCGGAAAACCCCCAGGCTTCCTAACCACCTTCAGTGCATGTGTTAAGACGGTGATTCCCATGTTACTCCTGTTTTATTGGTTGGATGGCAGAGCCATTTTCTGCCGTATGCCGAGGTCGTTTTCTTGTGCGTTGCCCACATCCAACCTCCATGTCCAACGTTGGACTACATAACAGGACTTGGCGCAGGCTCCGCGCTCGGTCCCTCTGTTAACGCCTGTACCGCCTGCGGCGACACATTGCCGCCACCCGCGGTTCCAGCCATCTTCTGACGCACGGCTTGCATCAGGATGTCCTTTCCTTCGGCTTCCAGGTTCTTCTTACTGCTGTCGATCAGGCCTTCCAGGTCCAGGGCCTTGAATAGGTTCTCGCGGTCCATGTCGCCCATTCTACGTAGGTTGAGCATGAGCATTTGATACGGTACACGCGCGCTTTTCAAAAGCGATCCTGGCTGAACCATAAATCTGAAACTTCTCCAGTGTTCTTCCTTCGGTACACCTGCAGGAACCATCGTTCCGGGCTCAATGTCAAAGTCCTCCCAAGTTTTGCCATCTTCGCCAAGCATCTGTATGCGCCTACCTAACGTGTAGAACTGGTATACATTAGGGATGAACTGAGATCCTATATCTTTGAAGAAAGACTCAATATAACGGACTTTGAGCCTTACAAGAGTTTGCTGCCCCTCTTTCATTTGTTCGAGAGTATCAGCGGCGGGAACTATACCCTTTCTACTTACACTGGATAGGTCTATGAACCCAGCTTGATCAGAAAGCTCCTGTTCTGCCCACTGCAAAACTTGGAAAACAAAACTCGGTAGTTGTGCTGGCTGTGCATACGTAGGTTGAAATACACTACTAGGATTGTAGAAGAGCTTCGCTCCTGGCATATTAGGGTCAAGCGCGCGTTTGGTTGCAAGTCCAAATGCATTGTCTGGAGCGAGAAGTGGTGGATTTACCGCACGCTTTACAGTATCCAAGATCCCTGCGAGGACAGAATTCATCACATCCTGCAGTGGTATTTGATTTCGGAACTCACTGATTCCGGGCCACTGCCACGGCACCCTGTTAAGCCGAAGCGCTGCAAAGGGAAATTGTCCGTGCCAAAAAGGATTGGGTCCGTCAAAAAGTGTGATCGGCCCTCCCATTATGATAAGTCTACCGCGTGGATAGAGTCGCGCTCCAGGTTTAACCGCGTATCCATATTCTCGATCAGGATTTCCTACATATACAACCTGATCTGAAGTGTTTCTTTGTTCGTCTCTAATCCAAAATTCCCTATACAGCGCTTGTGGAATCATCGACTCAGTGCTTTGAGATGTTCCCCTACCAAAAAGTCTACGCATCTGTGGGGACAATAATTGTGCAGATCTACCGAGCTGTGTACTAGCTGTTCCAGAGTTACTTCCTTGTGCCAAAAATTGAGAGTACTCTCGATCTGCTGGCACAAAAGAACCTTTTGTAGGATACTTTTCCTTGAACCAAGAAAGCGGTTTTGGCATGCGATAGATCACACCGATAGATTTCTGTAGGTTGTGTCCGGGCCTAATTGGGATCACGTCTAGTGCCCCACACGCAGTCAATTCCATATCTCCTTCGTTTCCATGAAGATCTGGATTCCATGTGAGTCTGGCATACCCGATGCAAAGTGAGGCGTGAATGATGATCATAGCCAGTGTAGTATCGACATCTTCATCCAACATCCACGACTTGATTATTTTATTTAGAATATCAGCGTGACCATCGTAAGACCGATTGTTCGAACGAACCTCAAACGATTGACGAATATCGGTTAAATATGAAACCAATTGTATAAGGTTAATGAACATCCTGTTTGCGATTGGGGAGCTTTTATATGATGGCCTTCTCTCTGTCCATTGAGCCCCGGTAAGGTACCTAATATAGCGGTCCATCGCTACAATCTCTTCGTGCCTTTCCAACTCGTCGCGCGCCTCACTATATACACCTTCACACCAATTTGATACTTTCTTGTCATGATCGCTAATGGGTATGTTGGGTTGTAGGCCTATGTTATCAACGCTATACCAAGCCGGAAGTTCACTGGGCATTTTTTTCAGCCTCTTTTTCTAGTCGTTCGCGTTCTCGCCGTGCGCGCTGAGCAATACGCATGTTTTCTATAACTTCTGGAGATTTTTTTATTCCCATTCTTACGTTACTCAATATTTTCTTAGTCTCTTCTGAATGATTTTTACCGAGCCATCTTTTATTACCAATCAATGAGGCACTCAGGTTTGCCTTGTGCTCATCAGAAAACTCTCTACCAGTTAGAGCTATACTTAATTTATCCTTTGTTTCTTTAGATGTTTTGTGACCTAATGCGTTTTTATTCCCCATCTTTGAAGCAGACATTTTTGTCCTAGACTCAGGAGAGTGCTTGTGCCCAAGACGGTTTTTGTTCCCCATTCTTGCAATGGACATCTTAACTCTAGACTCTGGTGAATTTTTTACTCCCAGGCGGTTTTTATTTCCAATAGCGTGGGTGTTTCCCATTTGTGACTTGGACATTCTCGCTTTAGTATCTGGTGAATGTCTGTGTCCAAGAAACTTTTTATTCCCCATTTGTGCCCTAGACAACTTTATTCTAGTTTCTTTAGATGGATTTAAAAGTCCTTCTCCGCCGTCTGTTGCATTAACAAGATCTGCTCCGATTTTCCTAAAGAATGCAATCCACCCCTTTTCCGCTTCAACACGAAGACTGTCATCAACAGTGGCTAACATTTCTATCTCCGGACTTAGCCCAATATTCAATATAGATTTAATCCAATTACATCTATGATTTCTATTATTTTCTTTTGTGTGTTGATATAACCTGTCCTTAAGTTTCTGATTAGTAATCCCCACATACCTAATCGCATCCGTCCTGGGATCCTTCAAAGCGTACACAAAACTTGTCATGCGGAATTCTCCAAATGATATTTTAACACATGTCTGTCAAGCCCTAAGTCCTGTTTTAAAAATCAGTCTTGGGGGGTGGCCCGTCAGCCAATTTTACCCCGTGATCGCGCTCCAGCTGGGCGAGTTGTCCGGATCCACGCACGGTGACCGGTGTCCCGTCTTCCATGATATTGGTACTCGTAAAATTTTGGAACACCTTCACTGCAGCCAGTGAGTACAACCGATCGGTATCGGACCCACATTTCTGGCATGGTTTGGTTGCATCGGTTATAATGGGGTGATAGTACTCGTTCTTATACCCACATTTACCACATAGGTCCTCATAGATAGGCATGTATAACTCCTTTGTTTTCTATGATTTAGTACCACCACATGGCTTCGAGTGCATCCTTCACCCTACAACTCATGAAGCTGGCAAGATCCATACCGTTCGCCTCGGCTACATCGGTCATGGGTATAACGTGCGCTTCAGGGACCACAACCTGTACCAACACGTCCCCACCTTCGGGACCCGCAGCTGTGAAGTTCCTGGCTTCCTTTATCTGGTGCAACTCTACCCTGGTTGACTCCAACTCCTGTTGTAGCGCAAAGATAGCGCCAAACAGGGACGAAGAGTCAGTGAAGTGACCCACGATCGAGGATATCCTACTGAAGTCCACGGGTCCGATCGTGACCCCTCCGGCCTGCTCTGCGACCTCCGAAAGTCCTGTTTTATCGTCAGGAGGGCTGACAACGGTCTGGTCCGGAGTGTCCTGCTTTACCGGTTCAGACTCCTTCAAAACAGGAGGTTCCTTCGCTTCGCGCGCGAGCTTGGCCTGATTCATCAGCGCGGCCAACTCCTCACGGTCGTTAAACTCGTGGCCACACTCGCACGTAAAGAACATTGAGGCCCCGGGTCGGTAGTTTAATATGGACTCCTTGCCGTTGCTTTCGAGAAAGCATTTCGGGCAAAAGTCCTGTTTTCTTACTATTTTTGGTTTAACCATTTGATACTCCTTCGTACAGAGCAATTTCTCTTGTTCTGTAATCTAAGTGCTGATTTCCCTTTTTCGCATTACAACTACGACATAGGGGTTGAATATTATAGATATCGTTGTCTCCCCCAATTGATAGAGGAATAACGTGATCCGCCTCTAACTTAACATCTGGCTCTTGTCTTCCACAACAAAGACAGGTATTATTAAATCCTTCTCTTAAACCATCAAATTCTTTCCATTCAAACGTACCCATAGCACCAAACTTTCTGGATCTGTATGCCCTTGTTGCGTTCCTCTGTATTGCCCTTGCTCTTTCCGGATTTTCCTTAGCCCACCTAGCCGCTTGGACCCGATGTTTTTCTGGATCTCTCAGCCTTCCCGCTTTTACTTGCGCCTTCATTTTTTCTGAATTCTCTCTATACCTTTTTCTATAATATTTTAGGCGCTCATCCCTGTGTTTCTTACCATATTCTATTGATCTTACTAAATTACACTCTTTACACTCAGAACTAATTCCACCATAAGTACTGGCGTTTTTATAGAAATTTGTTGTTTTAAGAGTTCTTTTACACTTAAAACATCTTTTAGTTTTCTTATTCTTTTTTGTTTTCATAACTCGTCATATTTTGGAAGGTCTGAATCTTGGCCATAATCTGGGTTGTCTTTGTCGTAAAATAAACTGTAGTCAGTGTTTATCCAGTCCTGGCCTTTTGGCGCTGGTTTGTCATCAAACTCTCCACCCTTGCGTGGTCTAAGCTGTGTACAACAATAGTACGCTATTAAATGAGCCATAACACAATCGTCTGAAGCTCCCTCTCGTGCCCTAAATTTCTCTCCACCAGACTCGTCTTCTACAAAATCAAAGAACTCATCTATATCCTCTTCGCTACGAATGATCACGGTCCACTCATCAAGGGCCTCTCTAAACCGCCCTATCATCTCGTTCTTATTTTTGAATGTTGTCCACCAACCTATAAAAGAGGAATAGGCATTTCGAATCTTGTCCTCGCGCATCCAAATGTAAAACGAAGGATAATTAAGAACCTTAACTATATCAGATGCTACGGTTGATATGGTATTGGCCTCTGGGGCAAGTTCCGCTTCATTATAAAAATATCCTATAGCAACCATTATACGAGCAAAGGCTCCCGGAGCTATCCACCCGTGCCACCTAGCAACCTGTCTTAATGGTTGGTTTATATCCTCAGGAACCGAGTATACCTGAACGCATGCCGCATCTCCACCCTCAATTCCAAGCGACGGATCCCCTGATACGTAGTACTTTACCTTCTTCTGAGAAAACTCCCAAATCTGAAACGGCCCGCCCTTGGAATGAGAAAGTTTTGGGGTATGATCGTCTTCTGCCAAACGTATATTACCCTCCCACTTTGGCGGACGGCAGAAGTTTGTAATCATATCCTGTAATCGCTTCTTGCTGAACGCGCAACGTCCGGAAGCTATAAACGCCTCCGCAGGACTGATCGGAAACTCTTGGTGAAAGACTTCGGCATCACCATCCGTGGCCTCGAATTCAGCCATCTTGTCACGACGCCACTGAAGCTGTCCGTCTGTAAGAGCAACCTTAGCCTCAATCTTTATCTTATCTCTCAGGGCTATTTCATCTTGCGTTGCTTCGAAATTGGCAGGAACAGCTACAGAATATCCAGGCTCTGTAAACCATTGAAGGAACATAAACTTCCAGCCAAGTTTACCGGCCTGGGAATTCTTGCATATTCTGTGCCAGACATTATGTCTCCCCTGGGCCGTGCTCTCCATCACCCCGATCGATCCGTGGTAGTTAACCAGAGATCCAAATATACCCTCGGTGATAGGCTTGCTATCCCTGTATCGGGCTACTTCAGCAAGATGAGCCCCAAGTAATGACTTGGAATACGCGGCACCGCTAGGCTGGTTGGCAGACTCAAACCACAGCAGACTGCCCATACCAGGGTTCTTAGCTCTATCCTCGGCCTTGGCGCGATCGAACCCAAGCATGGATCCCTTAACGTCATACCTCTTGGAGGGCTGCATCCACCAGGGAAGGTTTTCCCATGCCGTGCGCGACATGTTGAAATTAACCTCAACCTTGGAGTCGTCGTCAGACATTGACAGAGACTGAGTATTGGGGTGGAAAAATACCAGCCAGCACAACATAGCCACGCTGATTGATGTAATTCCCAGCTGTCGAGCCTTGAGAACAACTACGCGGATAGGCTCTCCCATCTTGAATTGCTTCAAGCAGATATCCAAAAACATCACTTGGGAGTCCCAGAGTGGATATAATGGCTGCACTACGGAGCGTTTACTGCGGATAAAATGGTAATTGTGGATGTAATATCGCGGATCTTTAAGGCACTTGTTTACTTCGGAGACTATAAAGCGGAGTTCTTCGTCGCTTAGAGACGCCCATGCCTTCGCAGCGTCCTTACCACATTCCTGGTATTTCGCATCCAGTTGCTCAATCGCATCTGATAATCCCGGATCGAACCGGGGAAGTCTGTCAATCAACCACTACTCGAATCTCTCACCTTGTCCTGTTATGATATCTCTTCCTCTACCGCTGACATGTCACCCTTGGCCTGTCGTATAAACTTTTCCATATCCTCTTCAGTTAATCCCTGTTGCTGGCGGATTAGCTCTACCTGCTCTGCAATGAAAGCCCCCTCGTCGCTGTGCGGTACGAAGTCGCCCTCTGTGTCCGGCTGCTTGCCTGCGAATGGGTTGGCCTGGGATCCTGTTATGTTGGGGAATTCTTGTCCAACGTTGGACATTGGCGGGGCAGAAACAGGGCGCTGCTTGAATTCCCGTAGTATGGCAGCATCCATGCTCAACGCCAGAGCCAGGAACCGGTAAGCAACATAAACCACTGCGGCAACACTCAAAACAAAAAATCCTGCCGCGAACAGCAGAAATCCTAATATTAGAACGTACACTATTTCCCCTTCGTAACAGGACCGCCGATCTTATTCCCGCCATACGGATCACCAGCCACAATCTCAATCCCCACCACTTGTCCGTCTTCCCCATGGTCCACATGGATCCACCCACCATCCACCACTAGTTCGCAATTCCAGCGCCTTCTTACCTTGGACAGGGGATTGAAGTCCAGGTAAGTCCTGTTCTGAACGGTACAAGTCGTGGCGTCTCCATCCTTGCCTATCTCTTTTATTTTGAATTCCATGTTGTCCTATTCAGTTGGGTCGAGTAAGTTATCCGGAGTGTCTTATCTTATCAAGGTAGAAGTAACTCCGAAATTGCTGCGACCCAGTTGTCCGTCCAAATCAAAAGTATTATACCAAATCACATTACCGATTTCAACTACAAAATAGAAAGGGGTAAATTGGTCAGGGTAATTTTCATCCAAGAAGTAACCCTATCCTTGCCGCCTTTACTCCTGTTTTCTGCCGTGGCAGGCCTCCGAATTTCAGCGCTACTTCGGTTCGGCTTGTCGCTGCCACATAGGCAGCGTTGACCCGAGTCTAGATTCCCCGGCGCACTCTTTTGGCCGGTACGGGCTGTGCAAACGCTCCACGGCATTCTGTTAGCTGGAGTAAACTTAAGAAGGTAACAAGCGCTTTGCCACTAAGCTACCCCAGGCCCTGTTACCAGGAAGGGGGTCGGACTCGAACCGACGACTCTCTAGTTAGAATTAGAAGTAACCCTCTTGTTGCTGCCAGCTTTTGTCCTGTTATGGTCGGGGCTCTCGGGCTCGAACCGAGATACTCTCGTGTCCAAAACGAGTCTTCATCCAATTGAATTCCAAGCCCCGATTATTGTACCGATCCGTTGTCGCTCTCATTGACACCAAAACCCAGTTCGTCACCTTCTTCCGGTTCCATGACCTCGTAAAACAAGACCGCTCCCTTTGCCGATTCAAGCACAATAGCCTGATCTGCATAAACTTCGATTTGAGAGTTTTCCCTGTCAAAGATTACCCGGTTACCGTATACACCATCACTCATATCCGGATACAAAAACTTAACCCAAACAAACTTAATCTTGCCTAACTCGTGTA